CGACACATCCACATCAGGTTTAATTTTTTCATATACTTTGCGGAGATGCGATACGTCCCGCAACGGCATCAAGCCCACAAACTTATCAATATCTCCTCGATCCGCCTGATCGTTTAGTGAAACAATCACGGCCTTCAGCAAGTCAGTGCTGCGTGAAGCTGGAAGGTTCAATTTCTTTTTCTTCTCCGTTGCTTCAGTCAGAGCGCGCTCATCAGCAGCCGTGAGCAGCTTGACTTCAGCCGTGATTTTGGTGGTGGGCAACTCAAAGACAAAGTTGTTGGCATCATTAACCGTAACCCCCTTGGGCATCTCGCCTGGAGTTACGTGAGTCAGTTCATCCAACAAGAACTCTTGAGTTACTTCTTCGCTGCAACCCGGACAGTTCACTCCGGTTTCATAAACGGGTCCAAAGCCGGTAATACGAGTAGCAACCAAAAGTGCATTCTTATCCCCAATCAGCAGTGTTCCCACTTTGATCTCGGGATCTACAATAACCGCCTGCAAGAGTCGGTCGATTGCCAAACCCTTGCGGATCAGAGTCTCTGAAGTGAGAATATCTTCTTCTTTGGCCGTCATATGACGAATTTCAATTGTATCAACCCCGTGGAGAGGATGGTCTTCTGGATAGTACTTACCTCCGGATGGCAACTCCACAAATTCCGTGGGAGTGACAAACGAAAACAAGCCGTTATTGGTTTTGGTTGCAGATGGCGGGGGAGGAGCGGCGTCCTTGGGGGGACGAGTCCGCTGTGAATTATTCCTTCTTCCCATTTAGTACCTTCTTTCTAAGCTTAGGGCTCCGTGACAGCGGCAATAGCCGGGCCAGCAGTATACTCTGCCCAATCATACTGGATTGTGAGAGAAATGTTAAGGAGATTGTCATTGTCATAACTGAGATCACCAAATTTGGCGTCGGTGATGAAAGCATTCTCTAGGGTCCACTCGCCAACCAAGCCGCCCTGACCACTAAGCTCGTGGATCACGACGTTACCCAGTGCATCAACTGCCATCGCCTTGTTGACGGTGCCGGGAGCCTGGGCCGGGTTGTCAAAAGCTTCGAGCTGCGTCGGAGGCTTCAGATAACCAGACTTAATGAGAGCATCATACAGAATCTGGTTGCCATCGGGGTTGATAGCATTGATAATATTAGCCGTCACAGGACCCCACGTGACACTACCGGGATAGTGGTAAGTATTACCGAGGAACTTATGGGGAGTAGAAGTAACCTGATAGTTGGGCTTTGTCACATCTTTCGCAAGATACGGCTGATATGAAAATTCTCCGCTCTCGCTAACTAAATTCGGGAAGTAAAGCAAAAAGCGATGTGATCTTTTCGGCTCCGATAGTGCGCTGGTCCAAAATGGCATTCTTATAGTCTCCTCATAAGTTCTAAAGTTAAGTAGTGAGGGAGATTAAAACCTCCCACATTATTAGTCGTCAAACGATGCTCCCGTGCGAGTGATGTTGAAGTCAATCGCGATAAACTCAATGGCACGGGCCGGCTTGAGGAAGATGCGCGCATACATAATGTTACGATCGATCAAATCCGGCGTTGTCGTTGTATCATCAAGCACCACCTTGTAGTCCGTCAGACCGAAGTTGGTCTTGACATTGGCCAAGAAAGGATTGACCTGAGAGGTGAAGCGGAGCCATGTCTGCTGCACGTTCGGATCAAACAGCAGGTTGGCGGCAATCTGCGAGATGCGCTTCTTGACAAAGATCATCATTCGTCGCACGTTGATGCGATCGAGTGCAGAAGGCGTGACCTGCAGCGTCTTCTGGCCGAAGACCACGATTCCCTCACTCGGGAACTTGGCAATCGGGTTGATGTTGGCTGTGTACAGGTTGTCACGGTCAATGCGTCGCAGCTGGTGCGAAACGTCGACGATGGGGATTCCGGCAGCGCCTTCGGTCAAGCCGCCGCGGTTGAAACCAGCAGGGGCAAACCAAACCTGGGTCTTCTTCTGTGAACTAGAGAAAGTACCGATGGCTGCAACGGAGGGCGGGACCCACAGTAGCGCACCATTGATTGAATCTCGGGCACGAAGCCAAGGATAGAAAGTACACGCATAGGAGCTGTTGATACCCCGGGTTTTGAGGTTGTTGATAACGTTATTCAGGGCATCTGCCGTGTTGTTACGCACGATGGCACGCCCCTCAGCTCGCGGCGTAAAGCCGCCGTCGATATCAATGACTGCCAAGGCATCGGCGCGATCTTCACAGGTCTGGTAAAGATGTGAAGTAAGGCCGTCATCAGTGAGACCCGGGACAGAGGCCAGGTTCATACTCACCACTTCAGGGTCTGCAATTGCGTCGATGGCGCGCTTGATGGTTGCCCGGGCATAGTTAAGATCATCGTTGGGGCTGTCATCAATAAAGCTATTCCGGAAGGGATCCATCTCAGTAATGTCGAGTCCATCGAAACCACCATAGACGGGAACCGTAAAGCGGTCGTAACCGGCGTTTAGAACGCCGACTGTGGATCCACTACGGGCGGTCCACGATGACCCCGTTGCTCGGAGACCTTGGGCCCAGACAGTGGTCCCGCTTAGGGGCCCAATATCATCGAGCGAGAAAGTCACACTGCGTTCACAGCGAACGGTGGGGGGTGCGAATTCGCCAACTATGCCACCCCGAGGGCGCAACAAGTCGGCAACCGAGCCGGCAAACCGAGTTGATCCCGGGGATCGCGTGGTGCGGAACCCAAAGTAGGCATCGGTTTGGTTGGTGAGACCACCGTCGGATGCACTCAGGCGCATGGCAGGGGTCGGGTAGATGAGATTGAGGCTGGCCGTCGCTGTCGCGTTATAGTTCTTATATTTAACTAATCCGACTTCGTGGCCGGTTCCGGAGCCGGGCTCCGAGGCACTAAAGTGCGGAAGGACAGCAGAAGAGGTGACCCAGTTTCCGGCGTCGGCGGAAGCTGAGACGCCACTCACATCAGCATATTTGACGAGCCCAAGCCAACCAAATGGAAGGTACTCAGCATCAAGACTGCCGGCTTCGAGATCGCTATTAATATCCAGCCGAATATACTTGGAGACATTGGGCCAATCCCCCTGTGTCCGATAACGACGTTCGGCCGGAACCCACGTTCGATATTGAGTGCCAATCTTGCGGCCAACATAATTGAGAGAGAGGGGATTGAGGTCACAATCATTGAACTGCTCCAAGACTTGAACCACATTATCAGAATCATTGAGATGACGAACCATGACAGTAAAGGTACCATAAGGATTACTTTCGTTGGTCGAAACTTTGATGTCCTGAATGGAGATTTTGAGATTTCGGTTGGTCCAATCACCATGTTCATTGATTGTCACAAACTTGAAGAGCGGCTGCGACCCGGAGGCCACATAGCTCCCGGTGTTAGAAGTCAAATCCTGCCCAATAACCATGGGAGTTTCGCCACCCACTACAGGAGACAGATGGTTACCTCCCCTATCACTTCCGCTCATCAACGGAATCATGGCGGCGTAACAGTTGGCGGCAGTGATGTTGTCCGACAAATGCTGATCAAAGGTTTCTCCCAGGTAATAGTTTACCACCTTGGTGGGGTCAGTAACATCAGAGTTAGTGAGCTGGGGGTTAGTGTTGAATACTTTTCGAATGTAATACTCGGAAGTGCGATCAAAATTGAAGGTAGTAGAGTATGTGGTCGTGCCGCTGACGTTTAGTACCTGGCCCGTAAAACCATACGAGGCGCCAGTACTCTTGATAGCGGTGTTGAGGCCCGAACTTGCAGAGGCGGCGGCCCCGGGACCGTAAACGCTTCCGCTCAACGCCGGGGCTGTCCCCTGCGCAGTGCTATAAAAAATAGCAGCAAGAGCAGCGCTCGCGGTCACCCGTGTGGTGTCCATTGAGCCGTCAGTAGAGCCTGATTCAAAGATGAAAAGACCTACAGCGCCAGTGATACCAGCTACCGAATCCCAGCCGGCGAGCCCTGCGCCTGATGCGTTGGGGGTCTCGGCCCCGAGGAGTCGAATGTAAGTTAAAGGAGAACTGTTGCGTAGGTAAGCTTGAGCCGCATACGTACCATACATGGGGGAAACTTGATTGCCTTCTCTCCACACATCACCGCCCATGCCACCAGGGACGGGCGAGCCGAAGATATTGACAAATTCCGAAAAGGAACTGACTGTGACGGGCCGCATTGAGGGGCCTTTTTCTGCACGCCCGATGATAACCGGGCCTTCTCCGGCGGGAGAGGCAGGGAGCTGGGAGTTGTCAATCTCGTTGACGAAGACTCCGGGGGATACGAATCTGTAATTCTTCACTGACATAAGACTTGGTCTCCTAAACCTGAGATATTCTTATTCTAAATAGTACGAAACCGTCGCAATAGAATACCGCTTTGTTATTATTCTCTATAAAAGGCATCCTTCACGGTGGTGGGAATATCACCGAGCATAGTTTGCTCTCTAGAAAACTTGAATTCGACGGCGTTTTCGCGTTTCACAATATGGGGGCGCTCTTCGTTTTCGCCGGCTCCAATTAAATACCCTAACACCTCGATATTTATATTAGTTTCGTAATTGCGCTCTGCCATGCCGAGATTACTTTGGTTAGCATTATTTTGAAATCCGCCATCAATGAAGACTTCATAGTAATGACCCTCTTTATGGATGCGTTTTGGCATGCGCGAATTACCCGATACTGTAACAAAAGGTTGGATCAGTTGATTCATCTGCTGCTGGTACTCAGTCCGGAGCGAAACTTCATAGTGCACCTTGACCCACGTGGGTAACGGAATGGTCATGGTTTCATACACCACTCGCTGCGTAGACATGTCACGTTTGCTGCTGTTATACATCTTGGATCGGATATTGTTATTCGGGCCATAACGCTGATTCGCGGCCGCATTCTGAAACTCTGCTGTCTTCTTTTGATTGATGCGGCGGGCAACCGTGATGGTGCCCCCTTTAGGATCGGGATAAGGATAGAGGTTTGCGTAGACCGTACCCTTGAACGTAGGGTCTTTAGTAACGTTGGTTCGAGTAAGAGTCATGAGGGGAAGAATCAAAGTCCCCTCATCATCCCGCAGATCTTTGTTATTCTTGATCTGGAAGGCTCTTTCCGCGGTCACCCAGAGGGGCGGGACACGGTTAAACCCTTCATTTGTGCTCACAAAGAGGTCCAGATCATGGGTCAAAAAGTCCATCATTGCCGCATCAATTGTCTCTAATGTTGAGGACATAAATTCTATTACTTGAAGTTCTCCTTCAACTTTCTTATCTCCCATATAAGCAAAGCGGATCGGGATCTTAGATTGGAGTTCGGCTTGTGTTTTTTTACTTCGCGACATGGAAATTACCTCTTCTAGACTTGATGCACTCGGCGCTTACTTGAAAAATGTGTTCCACCTGTCCAAAGTAATAGCGAGTATTATTATAGGTACGCACGATTTCATAAAACTCCTGACCATACTGCACAAAATCGCCCGGGCGCACGAAAAGATCTTGATCTTCTACGAGACGCCGACGATGAAAATTCACCGTGAGCTTCGTTTTATACTCATAGCCGTACTTTTCATTGCTCTGTTCGTTTTCAACAATGACATATGCATAAACTCGCACGGGAGGAAGCATGATTTTATTGACCGCCTCTCCGTAAACATTATGAAAGTTAGTATCCTCAAGAGAGACAGGATAGTAGGCAATCGTTTGCCCCAGCACCCGTTCAGCTAATTCATCATTAACCTGCTTAACAAGATCCCGCTCCTTCTTCCCAAAGAACATGGGGGGAGGGGGAGCTGCTGGCTGTGTCCACTTATCTTTAGGATCGGCCATAACTCACTTACCCTACAAAGATGCCTTGCGGAATATTCTGAAGTACCTTGGCGGTGGAATCCTGTAGCGTTGCATCCTTGGTGGCCATTTCCACGTAGGTTAGCTCATCAAGGGTGGTCTTGAGTTCTTCGCGGAGTGCGTCTTGTTCCGCTTTTGCTTGCGCCAGAAGCTCTGATGCATTAAGCGTGACGCTCTCTCCAGGAATCGGCACAGTTGCAAACTTGCCACGAACCTGGCCTAACATCTCTTTTGTTAAGGCTAATGCAAATCGACGGATCCACTGCTTACCAATTGCATTGATGTTCTCAAAGGGCAAGTTAGTAAACGGGAGGGTGTTCATATTATTGATTCCCTTGATTCCCGACTTCGGCTCTCCCGATCCTTCTTCCCATGGAGAATATTGATTCTCAATACTAAACTGAACCCAGAACTTTTCGGGGCTTGTGCTGTCGGGCTGCGGGAATATCCTCAGCTTGTTGTTTTTAATCTCATATGAATAGTGCGAAATGCGGGTCCACAACGCATCTTCATAAGCCATGGCCTGTAGTTTATTCTGCCAGGTCGGGACGATCTCAAAGGTCGAATCGTCCGCATACTGTCCATAAGTGCGTAAGTTACCAACGACCGAGAAGCCCCCATAATATCCATAGAAA